GAACAGGTATGTACATTTAGTTTAGTGATATCCTCAAATCGTCTAATATCTCCTTGAGAGAGTCCGAAAATTGATTGATACCATCCCCACTTTCTTCCAAAATTTGCTGTTGCACCAAGTCCATCTCCTCCTCCTCCAAAAAGTTCAGCATAGCTTTCGACAAGTCCATCCCTAAATTGTAAAAAAAAAGTATAGAACTTAATACAGCATCCATTGGCATTGACTTCATTACTTCAGGATCATCACCTGTGTAGTCCTCTATTAAATATCTATCTTTATACTTTTGCTTAATAGGTCTATAGAGAACATTCATAGCTCTGTGTAAATTGTCCATATCTCCTATATAAGTGTCAAGATCAATATACTCTCCAAAGCTCATATCCTCTAACTTAGGTATAAAAGCATAAGTTTTACCATTTAATTTAAACTCTTTAACAAGCTGAGGTTTTTCATTAAACATATTTGTAAGAACTGATGTTATATCTCTGATGCTTTTAGCTTTCATTGATAATATCGTATCGCCTCTTAGTCCACAAAATATTTCTATCATTTTTATAGCTAAGAAGTTCTCATCTTCGTTGTTCTCTTGTATCTTTAGATACTTTTGATATTGACCTAAAGTAATCTCGCTAAGAGTATCAGGAATATAAACCTCTACTTTCATATATATATAACGTAAAAAAATAAAGTTTTAGAGCATAAAAAAACCCCTACATTTCTGTAAGGGTTATATTAAAATTAATAAGTTAGGCGAAACCTTAGGTAGCTACGCTTTTCTGTAACAAGAAAGCTGACACTTTCTAATACCTCCCAACTGTCAGGTTGGTTATCTTGACGTTATCTCTTTATAGGAAACTTCTTCCTGTCCTTTGCTAATGTAAGCTGTCTATTATGTTTTATTTAAGCTGTCGTACTTTTGACTATTCTCCCCTTTGGGATATTAGGTCGTTAACCCTAAACCTTTCTTAAAACCACTTTTCAAACTTTCAGGCTCTCTTTCAACCTGTTTCACACTCTTGTTGTTTAACCTCGTATCAATTTCACCGAGCAGCAAGTGTCCTTATTAATTCAATATGTTAATGAGCATTTATACAGCTAATATACAAACAAATGTTAATAAAACAATACTATATATAGACTTTAACATAATTTTAACATTTCTTTAACATTTACCTTATTGTGTATTTACCTCTATTAGGGTTTTGTAGTTGGAAGCTCACAGCGTATCTTACTGCATCTATCAAATGGTTAAACTTATCTATAGGTGTGTTAGACTTTCTTTCTAACCAAGAATAGTTGTTTAGTTCTTTAACAAGGTTTATACTATCGTCGCTTATTATTAGATCATAGTCTTGTAAGAGTGATATTCCGTAGGTTACACTACCCTGCCCTTTTACGCTTGGTTTTACATTACAACCTTTTGCTCGTATCTCACTTATTAGTCGAGGCTCTGCACTATCAGCTATTATTAAACCACCTTTTGCGTGTTGCTCATTTAAGCGTGTTATTTGGCTTGTTGTAAGGCTTGGTAAGTAAAAGCATTCCTTAAGATATATTCGTTTGTTAGAAGTGTCTATATTAGTTTCTATTAGCGTTGTAGGATCGTTGGAGAATCCGTAGTCTTGACCCCATACACTTACACCTACTCTTTTAAATTTACCGATAGTCCAATTATTAAATATAACACCCTCAGCTTTATCTAACCATCCACCCATAATTACATGCTTGTATTTTAGTGGTCGTCTTATTTTCAAGTCGTCTATTTGCTTTAAGAATGATTTACTTAAGTTAGTTATGTTGTCCTGATAAGTAGTGTGTATGTAGGTAGTGTTGTCTTTCTCTGTATTAGTTCCCTCTTGTATTCCTTTATCCTCAAAGAATCTTTGATATATCCAATGCTCTTTAGTTGTAGGGTTGAGAATAAGTATAATTCTGTTTTGGTTTTTAGTTTCTCTTATTGTAAGGTCTATCTTATCAAACGTACCCTCGTCTGTTAATTCCTCTGCCTCATCTAATACCCAAGTAGTAACACCTGTAATAGATTTTAAGTTTGCTGTCTGATCTCCTGATGAGGTTTTGATTCCTTTAAATACTATCTTGCTTCCTGATTTTAAATTAATAATCTCATCTTTAGTTATGTGAAAGTCATCGAACTTATCTAACATTTCTATTTTCTCAATAAATTCAGGTATAATTGAAACATAAGCTGAGGTTAATGTATAACGAGTAAATAGTATTGTGTGGTTTGCTTCGTATGTTAGTAATACAAGCATTAGGTTTACAGAAAATGATTTACCTGAAGCTCTACCCCCTGTGATTATGTAATACCTTGTGTCGTTACCTAACTTTTGGTATTTAGGGTTTATGTCTATCACTTAAATCTTATTAAGTCTTTAAAGCTAATGTTAAGACCCTCTGATGAGTTTATGTCTATCTTTTCTTTTGGCTTTCCGTATCTATAGTTAAAGTAGATTTGTATTGCTCGTATGTCGCCTTTAGCTATTAGTTCGCCTAATTTCTTTAAAGCTATTTCGTTGTCAATTACATTATCTAATTTCTCAACTAACTTAAGCTCATCAGCTTTAGGTTTTCTACCTGCGCCTAATCTTCTACCTCCTCTATTCTCTAATTTGTACATTTTGAAAAACTTTGATTAATCAAATATATAACGTTACTTTTCTTCTTTTTTGTCAAGCTGTTTCTTAATTACCTCAACACTCATATAGATTTGGCTTACTATATTCTCTAATCTTTTTATTCTTTGTATTTGTGTAAACTTCTTTTGCTTCATTCTGTTCCCGCTATTACGTGATCTTTAGTGTTGTTAACTTTTTGAGGTAAACTGTCTACTAATTTTAAAACTTTCTTTAAATCTTTTTCAAGTGTGTTATCTATTATGTGATTTATTAAAGCTTTTTGTAACCTTGATTTGTCTTTTAGTTTTAATAAAGTTAAATCAAAGTATTTATCTAATAATGGATTATACCTTCTATGAGTCTCATAGGATCTTAAACTATATATAGCTGTTGCGTGATCGTATGATTTACCGTGGTTTTCATAAAACACTTTTATTTCTTTAAACTTCATACCGCAATGGTGTCTTAACATAAATGTAAGTAATGATCTTATTTCTATGTTTTTTCTTTTACGAGTATTTTTGAATGGATCTATATTAGATATCTCTTTAATATATTCTGCTATTTTTGTTGCTTCCGTCATAATGTCCCTTTTATTATATATTCATTTAATTGTTGTTCTTGTTTCACAAAATATGTTTCATAAACTTTTAAAGCATATTCTACTTTTTCTTTACCTGAATTATAAAACTCCTCACTAACATCGTAATATCCTAAGTCTCCTGAACTTTTATCAATAACAAAAAAGAAAAATTTATTATATGGTACTTTAAATATTGAACAATACAAATACACTTGCACGTCATAGTTGTACTTACGAGCGCTATATGGAAAAGCTTTTAGATCTGAACAAGTCTTCAAATCAGCAACGTAATCTGCTCCAAGTATATCTGCTTTAGCTCTAAAAGGATAACCATTTACTATATCAAACCCGGGTTGCTCTAATGTTGCACCATAAGTTAATTGTTGCCATATATCATTTTGTAGTAAAGCATCCACGGAGTACATTGCTTTATCATATTCTTTTCTTGTAAAAACAAATTGATTACTTCCTACCTCTTTTACTTTATCTTTATATTTTTTAGTAACCGCTGATTGTACTTCTACTATGTGGCATAGTGATTCTAATTTATCAGGCTCTAAAGCTGCTAAATGTATTAATCTACCCATTTTAAAAGCTGAAGAATCTGAAGAGAAATTTAAACTTCTCGCGTAGCTTTTAGGCGAGTCTAACAAATATTTAATAGCTGAGGAACTTAAAGCGTATTTACCTAACTCACCATAGTAAAAAGTATCATTATACATCTTACTTAATAACTCACTTTTATCATACAGTTTACCGTTTAAAAGTTTGATAGTTTCTTTTCTTTTACTTTTTTTATATATACTTTTTAATTCTGCTACTGTTATGTAACAAGAATCATTGCCGTGAAAAGATGGATTTATACACACGTTTAGTTGATGTATCTCGTCAGGTGATCTAAAAATATACTCATCATCTTTTATTCTAATTGTTACACCGTTTTTAGCCCATTCGCTAAAAGCTATTTTTGGTGTTTTAAATGTTATGTGTTTCCATGATGGTTTTTTAGATACTATTCTCATATTTAATTTTTTACAAATGTATTATTAATTATTTTACCCTCTCTATTTTTTATTTCATTATAAGCTGATTCTATTGCTTCTTCTATTGTAAAGCCACTAAAATAACTTAATGATGTTAAAACAACAACCATATCTCCTATAGCGTCCTTTATCTCTTCTTTATTATTTGTTAGTATTGCTTCAGCTAATTCTCCTGACTCTTCTTGTAACTTTATATACTGTGTTTTAGTATCACCGTGTTGTAGTATTTTTTTGTGTCTTGCCCATTGGCGTATTAATTCAAACATTGTTATTATTTAAAAAGTTATTATATAAGTGTAAGTTGTGTGCAAAGTGGTAATATGTTCCCACCTTTTTATTTATTTTCTCTGCTATTAATTGTTGAAGTTTACTAAAACAATACTGATCGTTGCAGAAGCCATACCATAAGTCATTAGATCTCATTAGCACAGACATATTTAATTTATTGT